CTCGCGGCGACTTTCATGCGGGTCGACATGTCCGCTCCCACCGCGACAATCGAGACCTCGCGCAGAACTGATTTTTTGATGTGAGTAAAAGGCCCCGTTATCTCCTGTGCATTGACGACTCGCTTGTCGCCAACAAACTCGGAATCATTGACTTCCGCACCGATGCTCAACTGCCAGTCGGCGCCGGACTTTGCCTGTTCCACGATGCCGTCAGCCTGTTCGCCTTTGGCCACGATCTCGCCCTCGATAATCAGTGTGTTTTCCTCGACTTTCGCCGAGATCATTCCGACTCGCGAAGAGGTGCGGTTCTCGTGGTTCAAAAGCAGCGGAACCTGCTCCGGTATCTGCATCCCGGCGAGGTCGACCACTATCGGATTTTTCCAGCCCGGAATACTCATCTTCCCGCCGCTGTAAGCCAGTCCGATTACTTTCGGTTTGCCGCCTTCGGCTGCCGCTTCGATCATAAGAAATTCCTTACCCATAATTTTATCCTTTTTTTATTGATTAAACATTCACCTTACCGCGTAGCGCATTGCCGCGCCCAGTCTGATTTATTTTTCTTCCCAGAGAGTGACTACAAACTTTCCGAAAGGCCCTTTACAGTCAGGGCGAAAATCTCCAAGTCCGATCCGCTTCCCTGCAGCATCAAGAATCTCCCGGAGCAAGGCAGAACTCATGATTTCCTCATCAAGATAAGCAGTAAATTCCAGTTCCCAGTCATTGAACTTAGGGCGATGCGCAAGAATCCTTCCGCCAGTCGCAGGTATCCGCACTGCACGGCTGTCAACTTCCCATCCATCTTTTGTTCTGATGGAGATTTCAACCCCATCTATTTCAAGACAGGCTGGGATAAGACTGCTTTTTTGAGTGGTTACTTTTCCTTTGCCAGCTTTGAAAAATTTTCCGCCGTCAATAATAGCGCGGAAAATATTAGGCTGGGGAATCATGGGCTTTCCATCGTTACCGATATAAAGTTTTTTTTCTGCCTGTTCTTTCGGACTGCCTTTGTCTCCAATGGTTGATGTTCTGGTACAATTGCTTGCTTTCATTTGAGCTTCATCACTGAAGCGGTTACAGATTAATGGGGTTGTTCCTGTGATTTTAATTCTGATTTCTTTCATGTTTTCTCCAATTTAAAATTTGCCTTGAAAAATCCTTGCCTTGCGTCTCATGTTTGAGCCAAACCTTGCATCGCCGGGCCTAACAAAGCCTAGCCGCGCTAGGCCGGGCCTATCCCTGCCGAAGCCAGCCCAACTACGCCTAGAAAATATTCTTATTCTTTTTCCATGTTTTTCCCCTCCATTTCTTGATTATTGGTATTTTCATGTTTTACAGGATTTACTTCTTCTTCAGTCAATCCAAGCTCTTTCATGAGCCTCTTCTCGCGTGCTCTCTGACGAATTTCAGTTTCCCAATCCTTGCCCTGAAGAGCGTATTCTTGAGCCAATGTTGTCACATTGTTTTTGAGTCTGATTTCCAGACCTCTTGCCTCTTTCAGCGGGTCAACATGCTGCGTTCCGTCAAAAAACCAGGCATGCGGAGGTAACGGATATCTCGTAGCCATTACAGGCTGAGGATTGATCAGAAAATATTCCCTCAGCCATTCCATCAGAATTTTGTCTAAAATCGCAGAAGAAATAAGTGATTGATCGACTCGCAACATCCGGTAATATGATTGAAAATCGAGCCTGCCGGATGCGTAATTATATGAACTCGAATTTCCTTTTGCGATGTTCGAAGGCATCAGGATGCAGCGGACGATTTCATCAATAAGTTTATCCACGTATTCGGAATATGTCGCCGCCGGCTGCTTGGGATCGAGCTGGCTCATCTTCCAGCCGCCGGGCATCGCGAGAAGCGTGTTCCGTTCAAGAGCAAAACTGTCCATCGGCCTTACGTCGTCAGCCTCGCCCTCCGCAGGGGCGTCGGTGTAAAGGATGCCGGAAAAGTTGGCAACCGCCTCTGCGGCGCTCAGGGTTGCCAGAGTATATCTTCTCAGTTGCGCAAAGAGCGGCAGAGCCGGAGTAAGCTCCGGGACTCCCCTGTGAAGTCCGGGCCTGTCCTGACGGAAATTATGCAGCATCGCCATGGCTGGCACATCTATAAAATCGTCGCTGTAGGAAAAAGTTATCCCGCCCGGGTGATGCCTCATTACCCGGTAGCTTTCAGGATTACCAAATTCGTCGAAAAGAATTCCGTCTATTTCGCGGTCGTCAAAAGTCAGCGACAAGGAGCTTGTAACCTGTTCAGCCTCTATTACTTTTAAATCAAGTTTCACATCATGCCATATCTTCGGATTATAGCCTAAAATCCCGAACGATTCGCCGTCCTGGCATCTTGCGATTTTCATAGTGCGCAATTTTTCGGGCAAACTCACAGCACCCGACCACATCATGAAATCACGTTCCACATGGCGGTTCAAGTCTTCATTATCGGTAAGCATCTGCAGTCTCGGGCCGGTACCGATGGTGTCGTTCGCGAGAGTCAGAACGATGCCCTTCGCATAGGAATTATTCGCGACCTCGTAACGGGTACGGCTCCGCAGCATCGCCCGGACGTGCGGACTCGCCTCGCTGTCTGCGCTCAGGCTGTCCGCCGCCGCCCAGTGCCGGCAGTTCTGGTCGTGCATCCGTGCGGCATCGAAGCTGCCCCTCGCAAGCCTGCCTGGAAGGGAATTTCCATTCCTTTTAATTTTATTGCGAATCATTCTCATTTATGCTCCAGGCGGAATTATTCGGATGACTTTCAAGCCGAGGTTCCGTTTTTTCATAGCCTTTTTCGAGTTCAGATAGCGGTCCGCCTCGATCTGGTCGGCGATAGAATGCTGTTCGACTTTCTGCCCATCACTCTCGGCGGACTTCGGCCCGACGGCATTTTCCTTTATCGATTTTTCAATTTCATTTTCGTCCATTGTAATAATCCTCCACTTGTTGAATTCTCTTCCCGATCCATCTGACGGTATTCACAGGAAAGCTGTTTCCACACGCCTTGTAGCGCGGTCCATCGGGACACTGTTCTTTCGGCTTGCCATTCCATTCGATCTGCGTGTGGTTATCAGGAAAACCCATAAGCCGTTCAGTCTCAACGGGCATAAGCCTCCTTACTGTCGAACGGTACGAGACGGCGTGTTCGGCTTGGCCGCGCAATGTCATGGCGACATCTTTCGAATGATCTCGCGCCGCGTCATTCTTCACGAAACAGCAGACTCCTGGCGGAGCCGAAGTGTTCAATGTGTATTGAAGCTCCTTCTGTACCCCGATGCCGTTGCCGCCGTTTTTTACCTTGCGGTTGATGATGTTTTCAGCGATCCCATAGGTCTTGACGACACCATAATTATCGCACCCGCTTCGCAAGGTCGGCGCGATATCCTTTTCATAACCTATGCTGCCCGCCTTCTTGCCTTGCCCCGGCAAAAAACCGGCGACTCGGATTAGCGGAAGATTGTTGCCGCCGAGCCCACATTTTGCATTGATTTGAGGAGAAACATCATCTTCCAACTTTCTGATCCGGCTGTCCTGCGGATGATTTTCGTAACAGGTAACTATGGGCGCCTCATGGTTACAATTGAGCGTTGGCGATTTACTGTCGCAGACCTCGGCGTTGCCTTGTCCGTGTGCCATGCAAAGCATCCCGGTCTGATTGCGAATCGCGCCATCCTTACATTTGGTGTCGAGGGTCGCACTCACTTCAGTCCTGCGGCCTCCAGCAGGGCCGACTTCAAATCCTCCGGCAGTTCCTTGCCCCTTTTCGCGGCGCGGTTCAGGATGCCTTTCGAAGCATCCCGGCTCAAATAATACCTCATAGGCACGTTGCCAATTATCAAGATATCCGACAATGAACACACGCCTTCGTCTCTGCGGGATCGCCCGGGGAAATCCAGGTTCCACTCGCATGAATTGAGCGTCAAGAGTTCGCCATGCCAATCCGTACCCGCCGGGGGCGGGCGCAACGATTCCGGAGTTTTTCCATCCACGGACAGTTTGCCCATTTTTCTTTCTTTTGAGAACGGGAACTTCGACTTCCCATCCGCATAAAAGCGATAGAAATTGGGCAAAATCTTCTCCTTTGTTACTACTGAATACGCCGGGCACGTTTTCCCATAAAACGCACCTTGCTTCAGTTCTGAAAGCAAGCCTTGCAAACTCAAGCGAGAGGTTGCCCCTCGGATCGTCAAGGCCCTTTCTAAGTCCTGCCACTGAGAAACTCTGACAGCACGTTCCTCCGACGAGCAGATCGATTTTTCCATCATAATCATCCTTTGTTATTTTCGTAAAGTCCCCTAAATTGGGTATATTTCCGCCATCGGAAAACTTCTTGATTT